TTGTTTAGTTGAGCATACGACTGCTTCATATCTAAACCACGTTTAAAATATTCGGGAAGCCCAGATTTCAGCATCATATCGGCGGCTTGCATAGGGTCAGAAGGACCGCCATTGGCCGTGATTTCTGCCATCAATTTATCTAGCGCGTCATGTTCTTGCTTTAGCCGCGTCAAATTCATTTCCGCACCTTGGGTAGACGCAGTTTGTTGGCGCATTTGCAACTGAGCCAACTGATTAGCTTGCGCTTCCTGTTGCCCACGGCCATACGCCCCTGCAATCTGGGCTGGCGCATTAGTGTTTAAAAGACCAAAATCTAAAGCCATGATTTATTCCTTAATACATGCCAGATTGATCAATACCTTGCGCTGTCGGATTGTTCACATATGGATTTGTTTGATACGGGTTTGAATTGCCATATAGACTATTAAAACTTACCGGACTTCTGCCGTAGGAAGAAAGAGCGCCAGTCAAACCAGAAGCCATAGCATTTGCTCCAACCATGCCTGCGTTGCCTGCGTAGCCTGATTGAGTCATTAAAGCGTTGCCTACATTAGAAGCATAGTTTTGACCTGCTTGGCCTAGTTGATTGACGGATGTTTGACCCACACCAGCAAGCGATTGCAATGGATTTAGCCGAGCGTTTCGTTCGGTCTGGTAGCGATTAAATGCGTTGGTGTACTCTTGCGAACCCATTTCTTGGCCGTAGCGTTGTGCGGCTTTTAACGCCCCACCAGAGATCAACCCGCCACGGGCGGCTGCTTGACGGTCCAATGCTTTCTGGCCTTCAGACAAACGGAAACCGTAACCAGGGTCTTGTTGAAACTGTTGCATTCCAAATGGCGTGTAGTCGGCCGCGCCTTCTAACTTGTTAAGCGCACGAACACCCGCCTCACGGAAAGGCGCTTGTTGCGCTTGTTGCGCTTGGAACATTTCCCGTTGAAGTTGCGTAGCTTGATCAGTGGCTCTTTGTGAGCCAGCAGCCGCACTACTGGCGGCATTTGATTGGTCAAAAGCGCCGCCAATTGCGCCGCCAATAGATGCGCCTACAGGCCCACCAAAAAACGCGCCTGTTGCCGTACCTAAAAGTCCTAAAAAGCTCATGCTATTCTCCTTATGTCACCTCACGCCCAGACATACGCAAGTTAATGCCGGTAGCGTTACTGGCAATTGCAGAAACAAAATCGCCAGGGTTCAAAATTTGACCCACAACTTCTGGCCAAGTGTAAGTTTCAGTTGATGCCAAGGTGCGTTTGGCAATGTAATACGCATTACCTACCGCAGCACCCGATGCCACAATACTGATTGCGATAATTCGCGGCACACTGTCATAATTGGCGCAAGTTAACTTGTCAATAATGGTTGTAGTAAACCCTGGCGCAGTGTACACCGTGGTGTCTGCGTTGGGGATAATTTGGCCTTCGGCCAATGCTTTTGCTATAACTGCCATGGTAATACTCCTTTAATAACATTCAACGGTGCAAACGCAAGACGCAAAACCGGTAATGACATTTAAAGTAAACCCGTCTACATCATACGATTGCAAATTAGCAGCTGCGATAACTCCAGCTGCGCTGTCTCGCAGTGAAATAATTCCTGTTGTTTGACCACCTCTACGGCCAGCACTGTCAACAGTTGAATAGATTACAGAACCCGATGTACCATCATGGCTACCCATGCTTGTAATTGCTTGAGTAGCCGAAGATAAAACGGCGGTAATTCTGAGGGCGCGGGGTCGAAATCCGATACCCGTGATTGTTTGAGCGCCTGCAGCGGCGTTAAGGGTAAAAGTTGCGTACCGAAAGGGCGGTTGCAGCGCAGCCACCCTGTCGTAATTGTTTTGAGTGTAGCACCCCGTACCAAACCGAGCTTCAGTTAAATTAAAGAAAGTGGCAGTTTTTTGTTCAACAAGGTCATTGTTGTAGATAGCAACGTTGGTGCAAGCAGCGCCAGTTCCACCAAAACCAATTCCAGCATATTGGGTTTTAACAGCCTGCCGATCTCCAATCCGGTTGCCACTAATTTGAATGTGATCTGGTTGGTAAGGAGACGCTGCCGAGCCGATAATAACTATGCCGCAAACGTAAGGGTCAAATGCAGTATCTTGACCATTGTTAAAAATTTGATTATTACAGACAGTAACGTTTTGTACATCAGTAAGCGCCACTCCAGAAGACGCGCACGAATCAATTGTATTGCCAGAAATTATGCTGTATGGCGACCCAAGTTCAATGCCAGACCCAGAAATGTTAGACCGAGTAGTGCCAGAAATGGTGTTGTTTTCAATTCTAAGATAAGACCCCGTGTCGTTACAAAAAATGGTGGATTCACCGTTGTTTACGCAAGTGTTGTTGGTAAATGACCCACGGCTAGGCATGAAATATGCAGCAGACCAGTTATTTTCGTAAAAATAATTGTTTTCAATTCGAACGTCGTAAGCGTAGCCTAGCACAGTAGATGCTGTCCAAATTGCAGGACCACTGGTTGTAGAGGGACGAGGGCGTCCGTTATTTGTAAAATAAGATTGGCTAACAATTACGTTGCTAACACCTGTAAAAGCTATGCCAATGTAAGTGTTGTTTTGTACTGAACAGCCAGTAAACGTTGTGTTTAAAACTTTAGCAATTGATAGCAACTCTACAGTGCGCGTAAAAATATTGTTGCCGTCAAAAGTCAAACCGTAAAATTCCAAATCGGTGTCGTAGTAAACGTTTGCCGTACCGCTTTGTACATCGTTGCGAAGTAAAGGTATAGACGCGCTTGATCCTGAAATAAATTTTAAATTTGATTTATTGATGCCATCACCCATCAATGTGGTTTTGGATTTAACAACCAATGTAGTTGACACCATGTATGTGCCTGCGGGGAAATACACCGCACGGCCTGCGCCAGCATTAAGCGCATTTTGAATAGCTGTAGTATCGTTAGTGCTGCCGTCACCAGTTGCGCCAAAATCTTTAACGGACACCGATTGACGTAACCGAGCCTGAACAGTTGTGGCGACTGCGCCAGTTCCAGCTTGAATAAACCCAACTAAAGCTGACCCTGTTGGGGCTGCAACTGCTGCTTGATATGCTACAAATGCCGTTTGATATGCGTCAACTAAACTTTGCAATGTACTAATGTTGTCTACTGTCCAAATCAAAGTTTCAGTACTTGTTTTTAAAACTATTTTGTAGGATGCATTGGACAACCATACGTTAGCCTCGCCACGCGAATCTAAGATTACAGGGTTGGTGTTGGCAGTTGTGCCGGTTGAGTCGGTGTAAGTAACTAACGGTGTGCTTGTACCAGCCGCATAGGTATACAGTTTGCCACCGACCAATGGATTTCCATCATCGCCAAAAAATTGTAGTTTGGGCAAGGGTGATAAAAAAGTTGTCATAATGATCCTATAACAAAAGCCAATAATTCTTCGTATCGAACGCCCAATCGCGTCTGCGGCTGTCCGTCTAGTGTAATCCATGTGTCGCTGCAAAACAAACCATATTTAGATGCATCAAGTCCTTCAGCAGTAAACGCTGCCTCAACATCTTGGGCAATTACACCAACGTGAATCCGAGCGTTATCACCTTTTTTAACAACCGCATCATTGAATTTAAACTTGCGAATTAAACCCTTGATGCGTTTGGCTACAGCCAATTCAGCAGCATTAAGTTCAGCAATTTGTTGCTTTTCGGTGCGATCTGAAGTTTGAATTGTGCCATTGACCGCATAAACCGCTGTCCAACGTTGTGCGCCGGTGCCAAGGCTATAAGTTGCATCAGCAAAAGGACGCCAAGAAACGGTGTCCCCAACATAACGGCCAGTGCCAGGGTAAGTTGCCCCGCTGGCAATTATTACACCGTTAGCACCGCCCAGAACAGCATAAGCACTACTCTCACCAAGATAGGCATTACTGGCTGAAACGCCGTCAGTAGTAGCGTAAGTAATTCCAAGAAACTGGCTGGTGTAGCTGGTGAACGACTTTGCACCACTGATTGTTTGTGCGTTAGTGGTTGTGACAATGCCAGCGCCCGTCAATGACGATGCGCCTGTGCCACCGTTGGCCACAGGCAAAGTGCCCGTCACATTGGTGGCAAGATCCACAAATGTAGTTGAAGTGCTTCCAGTGCCGCCATAGGCCGTACCGATTGCCGTGCCGTTCCATGTGCCACTGGTCACAGTACCGCTAACCGCCAAGTCAACGGTATACACATTGCTCCAACGCAGAGAACTGGTGCCGCAACTGTAGGTGTTGGTTACATACGGACGCCAAGACGCTGAGTCCCCAACGTATCGACTGGTGCCAGGAAAAGTCGCTCCGCTGGACAGCACGACACCATTAACGCCGCCTATTGCGGCATACGCAGCGCTTTCACCAAAATAAGCGTTATTGCCTGACGCACCGTCAGATGTTGTAAAAGCTAGTGCCCTAAAATAGTTACTTGCGCCATTAAAGTTATTTTGTCCAGTGAACGTGTTGCTACCGCTTAAAGTAGGCAACCCTGCGGTTGCAAACGAGCTTGCTCCCGTGCCGCCATTAGCAATTGCAACAATACCGCTAACGTTAGCCGCAGTTCCTGTGGTGTTTTGGTTAAACGTGGGCCACGTAAATGTTCCCGTACTAAAGTTGCCTGATTGTGGCGTTCCTAAAATTGGTGTTACCAAAGTTGGGGATGTAGATAAAACCACATTGCCAGAACCTGTTGTGCTGTAAGACGTTCCCCAAGCAGAACCTGTTGAGTTAGCAATGCCAGCGCCAGGGTAAACCATTCCTGAACCGCCACCAGATGAATTAATAGTTTGGTTAGGCCAAGTGCCAGTAATAGTAACATTGGTGCCTGCTACCAAAGAGGGGGTAGTTGTACCTGTACCGCCATACGCAACAGCTATAGTTGACCCGTTCCAAGTTCCACTGGTGACCGTACCGCTTACCGCCAAATTGACAGTGTTCACACTGCTCCAACGTTGTGCCCCAGTACCGCAGCTGTATGTTGCGTCAACAAAAGGCCGCCAAGAAACTGAATCACCTACATACCTACCAGTGCCTGGAAACGTAGCCCCACTAGCTAAAACAACGCCGTTAACACCGCCAATAGTTGCATAAGCTAAATTTTCGCCAAAATAAGCGTTGCTACCGCTACCGCCATCGGATGTAGCGTACGTCAAACCAAGAAATTGACTTGTTGGGCTGGTAAACGATTTTTGGCCTGTAATAACTTGAGAGCCACTTTTAGTGACAATGCCAGCTGTATCAAGTGTTGCGGCTCCTGTTCCACCATTAGCAACATTTAAAATGCCGCCAATTGTCAATGTACCAGTGGAAGTAATAGGCCCACCGAGCAACGTTAAGCCCGTAGTGCCCCCGCTGCCGTCTACACTGGTGACCCCGCCCCCACTAACAGCTGATTGTTGATTAGGAGGCAAAAGATAAAAACTTTTAATTTCATTTTGCAGTGCAGCAATTTGTTCTAACAACGCGCTGTTGGTAGGTTCAATTTGAAACGCTTTTAATTGTTTTGCAAGTTCACCAACTTGATCTGCTACCGCTGTGTTTTCTGGCCCAACTAAAGCTGGCAAAGATATAACGGTAATTTTTGCAACTACTTTAGCAAGTTCGCTAATTTGTTCTAACACCCCAGCATTTGCTGGCTCAATTTGAAGTGCTTTTAATTGTTTAGAAAGTTCACTGATTTGTTCTGTTACGCTTGCGTTGTTTGGCGCAATCAAAGTTGATGCTAAAACTTTTACAAATTCGTTAATTTGTTCTATTACACCTTCATTTGTTGGCGCAAGTACAGTTAGTTGCAACGCTTTATTAAGTGCGTCAACTAACTTACTAAGTTCGCTAATTTGTTCTACTGTTGCTGAATTTGCTGGTCCAACATCAAATGTATCTACATTTGTTACTGATTGAAATAACGACAAGAAAAACAAATACCAAGCGCGGTCAATCAGACCTGTGCGAGGATCAATTATTGGTACCCGTGGAGGCGTAATTGGCGTTGGCGTAGCATTAGGACTAGGCATTTGTTGGACTCAAAATAAGTTCAGCGCCCATGATTGTAATTTTTACTGGGTCAGTGCCTGATAGCTCATACACACGGTCGCGCAGTTTCATAGTCATACCCAAACGCCGCCAAAAGGTTCGGTAACCGTAAGCGCCAATTTTGCCTATTGATGCCCAGTGTTCGTTTGACCATGTATGGCCACCATCGTCTGACCAACGCAACATAACTTGCGGATCGTATCCAGCTGTAGCAGAATAAGAATTAGTGACAATTTTATACCCCGTAATGTCAGTGTCTGGTAAGTCAAACTGGCCTAAAGGCTCAAAATTATCACCTGCTTCAGTAGTTAAAATGACGCCAGATTGCGTAGCCAAATACGTTTGCACATACTGTGCAACAAGATTTAGTCCTGATTCAGTAATTATGTTTTCACTGTCATAGCCAGGGTATTCGTTTAAGCCAACGCCTGTTTCGCAATCCAACTGCAAGGTATGTTGCGCGGTGCGTTTAAGATTGTTGGTGCCAGTTGGCAGCGCTCTCCATGAGCGCAACCATCTTTGAATTTGATTGTTGTCGCTGTAATCGTCCAAGTCAAACGCATAAATGTTGCCGTTTTCAAAGTCGCCAACAACGATCTTGTTGTTGAACGCCATCTGGCAATTACTGCGGTGACGGGTAAAAAACCCGTTAACAAAACCAGCACGTTCGTGCCAAGCCTGCGTAGAGGCATCGTAGACCCAAGTTGTATTGGCGGTAGGAAAAATTAACACATAAAAGCTGTGGCCGTCCTGTTGGTAGGTGTACGCAATAGCGTCCGTCAAATCAGCGTACTGCTGAATTTGCCACTCAACAGCATGGGTAGAAATGCGAACGCCCGAATAACCATTGGCACGGTAGACAATACCTTGGCCACGGCGATCACGGCCAAGCCAAAACAGGCCGTTGTCCATCTTAGCGACAGAGAACGGGGCAGCGCAGCCTAACTCATTGAACGCGCCTTGAATGCGCTGTAAAGGGAAATCTGCGGCTCCGCTGTCGTACCAAACTTCAATTGAGTTTGTGCCAAAAGCCCACACCTCGCGGAAGTTAGAGGCCACGGCAATCAAGCCGTCAGGTGAACCTTCAGTGCTGGCAAACTCTAACGGGTCAATTGATGTGCCATCCAAAAGTGCAGTTACCCACATTAATTGGCTGTTTGGTTGGTTAAACACAAAGTAACCATCCAAATAGCAGACAGTCACAGCACCTGGGAAGTCAAGGTCTGTAATTTCCCCAAAAGCGCCAGTGGTGGTGTTGTAGATGTAGCTTGGACCGTTGCAAGCAATGAACAGTTGCGTACCGTTGTCGGCTAAACTTACTGGGCCAGTGCCTGAAACATCGCCAATTAGTGTGGCCACATACGAAGTGTTGATTTTGTACAGCTGCGTACCCGACACCACAAATGCATCAGCGTCATTAGACGAAAACGCCCACAAGCCACGAATCGGGCCAGTGCCAATTGTGTTGAGTAATTTTAAGCCAGGTGCGCGGTTTAAAAACGCAGGTTCTTTGCCAGCCTCGGGCACAATTTCCGGAAACAAGTTGACCATCCGAGCGTCTGCCGCATTGACAGACCGCGCTACATAGGTAGAACCAAGGATGGGTGTTTTCATTAAGCCGCAACTGCTTTAATTACTGCAAAATTAAATACAGGAGCATCCGTAGCTGTGCCGCCAGTGGTCAAAAAAGTAATATTAAAACTACCCGCAACTATTGCAGTAACCATCAAATCGTAAAGATTTGTGCCTGACTTTTGATTTACGATAATGACATCGGTTGCCGCTACAGTGCTATTGGACACAGTAAAAGTTGCCGCAGTAGCCGAACCTGCTGCACTGAACATGGTAATTGCACCAGTTGTTTTGTTAAGCGTCACGCCTGTGGTGCGGCTGGTTAGTTGTGTAACCGCACCGCCTGCGCCTGTGGCATAGCCTATGCCAGCCGTGCCAGTTGACACAATTGTGCCGGTAGCGATCACACTTGTACCTGTGGCTGCTCCAATACTAGGTGTAGTCAAAACTTGGTTTGTACTGGTACAGGCGCTAATATTGCCGCTGGCAACTGTGCCCAATGCAGGCGCAACCAATGTGGCATTGGTAAACAACAGCGCGTTGGTAAGTTGTTTGGTAGTGCCTGATTGCACAATTGGCAAGACATCAGTAACGGCGGCGGCTGTTGCTGCGGGGAGGGCTGTAATTGCAATAGTGGCCATGTTAGTAGTTTCCTGCGTAAATATTAAAACGTTGGCGGTTGGCCACTAATGAGTAAGGCACTGCCATCACATCATCTGGGTTGTTAATGCGTTTCAAATTGCGTTTGCTGGTCATGGCAATACGTTGTACTTGGGGGCTTGGCTCAACGCCAAATTCAGGCGCAATTTCCATGGCCAAATTGTATGTAAACGCACGTAGATAGCCTGGCGGGTAAAACAATTCAGTAAACAAATTTGCAGGCCGATTTAACTCTTCAACCGAAATAAAGTGCCACTCTAAATCCTGTGTAGGCCGTGGATAAACAAACAACTCTATATCAGGAAACGTCATGTTAATAAACATGACTTGAGGATATGTAGACGTTACAGTTTTAACAGCAATGCCATCGTACTGCTGCTGATTGATAAATTTGATGCCGTACGACACCCCGTTGGGCGCTTTAAAGTAGGTGGCATCGTCAAGCAAGATAGGTCGATTGCCAATAAAGTCACCAGTAGGGCCAAGAGTGCGGCTAATAAGGCTGGCAGGCCATGTGAAAACTTGATCTTGCGTAGAAAACACAGCCAAACGCTCTGTGTTCCACGAATCAATCATCTGATTTAACGCCATCAAAGCGTCTTCAGACGTAGCCGCAGAAGTTGTTTCACCTTCAGCAAGAACGCCAAGAAGCCGAAGTGCTCGGTTAATTTGCTCTCCGCAGGTATAAACGGCCATGCTCAGACTCCTTCAATTTCTACCTTACGGATGTATTTGCGCTTCACAACTAATGTGTTGGCCGCTTCTTCAAAGTCTGAAGGCGCGTCTGGATTGTAACGCATCCAACCATTTTTTTCATCCGCTTCAGCCTCAAGGTCCATTGTTGCCACTTTGCGACCGTGAACAGGATGAGAAAGATAAATAACTGCCATGATTTAAAAATGGGGGTGATTAGCCCCCGTTTAATTAGCTTGCGCCGTGGATGATGGAAAAGTTAATGATGACAGCTTCAGAGTATGAAGTTGAAGCAGTCAAATTTCGCAACGTAATCAATGCAGAACCAGCAGCCAAATACGAAACGTAAGTGGTGTAAGCCCCAGCAGCGCTACCAGTAGTGTTACTAGAAACGCACACAATGATTGTGTCATTGATGGAGATTGAACTATTGGTCAAAACAAATGACACGGCAGTGGCTCCGGCCAACGCTGCGTTGTTCATTGTGATGCGGCCAGCACTGGTATTCAGCGTCACCCCTGTGGATTTGCTGGTGGCTTGCGTTACCGCACCTTGGGCTGCTGCACTGTAGCCAATTTCTTGGCTGGCGTAACAGGTAGTGAATTCCGGATCGCTATAAGCAACACCGACAGCTTGTGAATTTGATGGCATGATTGTTCCTTAAAGAATGGGGCCGAAGCCCCATTTAAGTTTAGGCCACGCGGTACACAGTGTAAGCAGCATCGCCGGTTTTGCGGAACAAGAATTGCGCCGCGCCACCAACACCGGCTGCACTGCCAGTAATAGCAACAACCAAGTTACCAACCGCAGTAATGCCAGTTCCCACAGCCATCGTAATTAGGCCACTTGAAGTGCCCAAGTTGATAACTGTTAGATCAAACGTGCTGTTGATTTTTGCGTTGGTAAACACAGCGTCAATTGCAGCAGCAGTTGGCAGTGTGTAAGTTGCCGCTGTAGTAGACGGATTGCCTACCAAGATGCCACCAGTGGTTTGTGCAACGGTCAAAGTGGCCGTAGCAGTTGCCGTATTGGGCGCTGCTTGAACGCCCATAATGATTTCATTGGTGTTGCCATCAGTAAACTGATACCCACCGCCAGAATTAGGTAAAGCCATGATATTTTTCCTTTACAAAAGAATTAATTAACCCCAAAGACGGCAAGCCATCTGTGGACGAATGGTGTTAAAGCCATACAAAACGTCAATACGGCAAGGCATACGGTCGTTGTTGATGTCGTACTGACGAACAACGCGCAAGCTGATACCGTTATGAACTGCACGTGCGGCCATGTCAACACCTTGTGGGAGCAAGAGGTCAGCAGTAGCAAACGTGATAGCGTCCTTGTGGTAGACCAAGTTCTGTGCATAGGCAGTAGATGCAGTGCCCAAGAAAGTCACAACAGCGCTAGATACTGGCAAAGCGGTCATGGTAGCCAGTGCGTTAGCAGCAGAGTACATGGGGGCCACAGTTACAGTCCAAGTGCCGGACACGGCGGTTGCGTCAGCCAAAGCCACAAACTGGAACAACGAACCAGTGGTTTCACGGGTTTGTGGGTTCACAGCAAAGCAAGCTGCAATGGTAAACACGTCACCAGCTTTGAGGGTAGTAGTTACAGAACCTTGAGACAAGGTTACAGTAGAAGAACCTTCAGAAGTCACTGTAGCGCCAACCGTGGTAGATGCAGTAGCGTCACGCGAACCAGTAGTGAACTGTTTGATCGACTGAGACATGTTGATCTCGTCATAACCCAACACGCCGGTGCCCATCATGCCGTTTTTAAACTGCTTGCTGATGGTGTCGGTAGGATTGAACAAACCTTTCATGCCTTCAACCAAACCAGCGTTAGCGGCAGGGTTGACAGTGGCGTAACGTGGATTCATCACAGCAGCGTTTTCGTTCAGCTTTTGTTGGGCTTGCAACAGCACCAAAGAAGTAGAAGGAGTAGTGCCAGGAGTGCCAACCGAGTTACCGATGGTTTTAAAGCAGTTAGCAACGTCAGCATCAATGCTGGACGCTAACTGGCTGATACGAGGCTTAAGCACACGTTCAGCAAAGTCATCCAATTGCATGGTCAATTCAGCAGATGTAAAGTTGACACCGATGTGCTTTTGGCTGGCAACGGTCAAAGTGGTGAACTGCTCGTTGTCGTCCTGAACTTGCAGGGCGGCACCGTCAGTTACCAAAGCGCGGTCGGGCAAACGGATACGCAGTGTAGAACCGATCTTTGCGCCTTCAACAGCGAAAGAATCGTCATACTGACGGTTTACGTTACGGGTAATCACAAGGTTGTTCTCGAGGATTTCGAGCGCCTTCCGTGTGATCATGTCAATGGTTAGAATCGAATTACTCATGATAAATTCCTAAAAAAGATTTAGCGGTTTTGCGCTTCCCACTTTTTTACCTGTCGTTTGCGTTCCGCTTCAATCCACTGCGAAGTTGTCATGGTCTTGATAGACCGTGGGTCCGTAGTGTCATGTGACGGTGATCCAATGGATCGTGCAGTTACTGGCGAAATCGGTGATGGCGCAGATGTAGTTTTCTTAACTGGGGGCGAAGAAACCAATTTGGCTTCAATTTTCCCAATTTCCTTCGCCTGGCTTAAAGGCGTCATGCGTGAGATGCGATCCGCTTCTTTTGGATTTGAGCCGAGGTAGTACGCTAACTCAGGCCCAATGTCCGAAGACTGTATCGTTTCTGCCATCACGTTGGTGATTGGTAGCTTGGGGTTATAAGCGACTTGTTCAAAGTCGTCATACTTAGTCCGAGCTTCTTCTTCAAGATCGTGATAGCTCTCAAGAACTTGCGACTGCTGCTTTGCTGCTTCACGCTTGGCGATCAGTTCTTCCGCCTTCTGAAGAGCCAATGCGTCTGCATAGGCTTCAGTAGACTCAAACTGATCAGGTGAGGCGGCTGGCGCGGCCCTCAACGTCTGTTGTTCAGACTGACGCTGTGCTTGATCTCTTTCCCACTTACGTTGCTCTCTTGCGAGGCGTTTGCCAATAGCAGCGTCAAGTTCCTCTTGCGAGAATGTCTTGGCAGGCTGTGTCTCAGCTACTTCCGGCGTACTTTCAACAACTTCAGGTGTGGCCGTCACATCCGTGGTTGGCGCGGAGTCTACTTCCGCTAGGGCTTGGACTTCTTCAGTCATTTCTATGAATCCTAAGATTCCTCGGTCAACCTGGCCGATACGGTATTTTTAGCATTATGTTTTAAACCCAGCCTGCCGCGGTCACATAGTTGAGCGCTCCAGCAACTTCGGCTTCAAACTCTGCCTGCTGTTCTTTCATGTATGCTTTACGGTGATAAGTTTCGCTGATAACCTCATCGTCACGTAAAACCTGATTAGCCCATTGCACCTGAATAGCAGACTGCGCGGGTAGTACAGTGACTTGCTTGAGTATGGTTTGTTCTGTGAGTGCCATGATTTACTCCTTAAATGCTATATGAAAGACTGCCGCGAACGCGGGATGATGTGCCAGTGTTGACGTTGGTAATTAATGCTGCACCGCCCGTACCTGTCGTTTGCAAACTAATAGTGGTTCCACCTGCCGCAAGCAAAATAACGGGCGAACCAACTAGCGCTGTCATATTGTCAACCCAGCAACCGACAGCAGTACTGGCGACAGCGCCGCCTGACGTAAATGGCACACCTGTGATTGTTAAATTCGTTAGTGCTGTAGTTTCAGTAAATTCAACAGCAAACGCAATTTGAACCATTCGTCCAATCTTTGTGTAAACGCCAGTTGCTACTGCTGTTGTCAAATCGCCATTGCCGCCAGTAAACGTCACCACTGGAGTCCAAGTTCCTTCCTCGTAATCGTCTAGCGTGTTTGAATCAGCAACAGCAACCGCAGTAGCCGGAAAAGCCACACCAGTTGCTCCGGGGGTTGTGTTGCTAACACCCACGCCTCTAGTCAGTTGTAGACCTCCGTTACTGACGATACGCATTGCTTCAACAGGTGGATCGCCGTTGCTTATCTTAAATACCATATTTACACCAGTTGAACCATTGGTGTTAATGGCTGTAATCTGCGCAGAACGTACTCCCGCACCCGCAGTTGTGGCAACTAAATCAAGTACCGTTTCTGTACCAATAGTGGCTGAAACATTTTGCAACGACAGTGCAATTGTTGACGCTCCCGCGCTAGTGTTAATGGCTGTAAGAGATAGGGCAGAGATTGCCCGACCAGCGGTCAAGTTAGCTACAGAAACTTGTTTGGTTGTGCTACTTTGAACAATTGGCAGTACCTCAGTACCAGCAAGCGGCGTTGTTGACGCCGGTAAAGCAGAAATTTTTACGTCAGCCATTATTTAATCCTTAAAGTAATCAAAAAATTGAGCGCCAGCCTTTGCCAGCATGGAAAGATTGACGGCCATTATGTCACTCCAAAAGAATCAAGCCGCCATCCTCTTGCACGAGGTTGTCGCTGATTTCAGTTAATAGATTGCCCTGCACATTGGCGTCAGCGTAGCCAGACAAGAGCGAAATCACGCTCCCAAGGCCAATTGAAACACCATTGCGAATGGGGATTCCAAAAAAGCTCATTGGATATTGATCGGTTTGCAGTAAATTGTACCGCCCGTAGACACCTGAATAGCACTCACGCGCCACTGACCACCAGTCCCTTGAGGTACTTTAAATGGAATTGGTGTATAGGGCGGAACCGGTGTGCTGGCGGTAGTGGCTGTTACGCCTTCGCCCACCAAAACATAACATGATTGATCAGACCACACCACAACACCTTGAGGGCCAGCAGGCCAAGTACCGGTCACGCCAGCAGTACCGGTGTAAGCAACCGATTTAGTAGGAAAATTGGCATCTGCCAGTGGATTAAGAAGTTCCATAACGGTCCTTATGCAAGAAAGCGAAGTTTGTACAAAGTCCGAAGATATACCTCAACGATATTATCTATCAACTGTTGGAGTGATGAATCAGATTTATCACATATATCATATCGAGCCGCCTCAATCTCTGCAAGAGAATCTTCCAAAAATTCAATGATGTTGCTTGTCTTTTTGGCCGAGTTCAAAGTAATTGGGCCAATCAGTCCGTACCTGCCTTGGTAGGCTTCAGCAAAGTCATCAGCCGCACCAACAATGCGTTCATAGAAGATATTGAGCGCCACATGCTTGCTGTAGCTGCGCGTGTTCAAATGCACCGAATGGGCAACATCCCGTGCCAAAAACAACAAACCTAAAAATTCACATGCTTTCATTGCGGCATCCCCATTTGTTGTTCAGGTTGCATAGGCATAGATTCCCCACGCATCTCAGGCATCATGCTCTGCGACTCCATGGCCGCAGCCACCACACCCATTGCAATGTCTTGAATCTGCTGCTCACTCATGCCAGCCTGCACCGCTGCGATCCGCTTGGTTTCGGCTTCGTACATCTTAACTTCTGCCTCAAAGTCCTTGCGTTGTTGATCTTGCATCTCAATGGACTTGCCCACGTTTTGAATCAT